GCCATGCCTTTAGCTTTGACAGTTCCGCCTTTAGCCATCTTGCCTTTGCCATCCATAGCGAACTTAGGAATTGACTTGCCTGTCTTTGGGTCTTTACCCATTGGCAATACGGCGCCGCCAGCGGCCATGCCCTTGGCTTTGACCTTGCCGCCCATCGCCATGCCCTTTTTCTTCTTCTTCATCGTACTCTCCTTTACAGCATTAATTCAAAGTGTGGTGCATCGATAAACGGTCTGCGAGACTGAGATCGACGTGTGTCTATGTACGAGTTCATTGCATTTTCAGCAGTGCCTTCATAGCCCCCAATATCATCAATAGTCCACGCAGCGCCCCACCGGAGTTGCACCCCAGCCGCGGCTGCGCCTTCTTTCATAGCATCAGCAATCTCATCATACAAATTCAACTCCCAACGCCCACCATTGCAGTAAGCCATAAGATCAACAGCGTTACCATCAATGTGTTTACTTTTCATAGTTTGAGAAGCCCCTTTTGCGACCAACTCCCTCTGTTCGTCGATGGTCCTCAACCCGCAGATCACACTGAAGTCCTGCTTGGTTACCCCGATGGCGTATCTCACGACCGTTGCCAGCCTTTCGTCCACACCTTCTAGGTTTGATAGGCTTCTGTTTCCTAATTTGTATCCCATAGTTCAACCTTTTCCATGCCATGCAGAAGTAAACTCTTCGTCTTCTGACTTATCGTATTTATTTTCCCGCATATTTAGATATGGCCCTATTTCCGAACCAGAAAGCTAAGACTGCGCTAAATAATCCCTGAGTTTCTGGATCAAACATAAGTTCTACTGCCTGCATCCAATCTCCGCCCGATTGCGTTACCTTAACCATAATCACTACCTTAGTCGCTACAAACAATCCGAAGAAGGCATAAGTAATAACAGGACGAACACTACCCCGAAGAGCGTTGATAAATCCGCCAGCATCGATAGACTTATCATGTTCATACAGCCCCTTCGTTTCCTCAATGTCCGCCCTCTTATCTAGCTCCACCAGTTTCATCTCGGCGCGTTGTTGGGCCAACTCCGTTTCCAAACGCATCATCTCCATACGATGAGCCTGTTGTTGGTTTGCCTTGAAGAAGTTTAAAACCTCGGGGAGAAACGACGATCCAAACCCCAGAAGACTACCGAGTAATGCTATCATTTCTCTGACCCTAACCACACTGCAAATGCGCCCGTCATGGACCCAGAGCATATTGAAATCATTGCGGATTGTTGTGTAGACAGGTCATCTAATGACATGCCCCATTCGATAACCCTTATGTACATGATGGTCATAACGAACATCATAAGTCGGGGTAAAATTCTGTACTCTAGAAAGGTCTTAAAATCCATCTGATAATCCTTTTAATATGTCTTTTAGGCTAACCTTAGCCTTAGAGTTCGGTTGATAAAGGCATTCAAACTGTTTTGGACATTCACGGAAACTAAGCGTTGGATAATGATACCCTAACGTTCCATTCTTACCGGAGTATAAACATAGAATTTCATCCCCATTTCTCACATACTTCCACAGATGGCACGTCACGTATTCTGGGTTTAACAAAGAACTTGCTAAAATTAAGGGAATTAATGTGTTCATGATACGAGTGTCACCAAATAAATAGCACCGCCTAGGAACCCTATTATTAACATAGAAAGCCCTAGAATAGCCATATTATTTTGTATTTGTCGTTTAGCCTCGTCCTGTGCAAATGCGGTCTTTTCCCGCTCTGCCCTGATCTCTCGGCGCATGTCCAGCATCTCGTCATACGTCCCCCAGCCAAACCGGAGGTCCAGTAGGTTTTTAATTTCGATTTCGCGCTCTTTTAAAGTCTTCTTATGGATGAGTATCTGAAGGGCTTCTTCTTCTATAGATTGTCCTTGTGTAGCCCTCTCAAGGAACGTAGGATTTTTTCGCTGTGACTCTGCACGATTGATATCAGCACACGCAGAATACCACGATCCTAATTGCTTAGAAACGCCCTCTAAATCCTGAGCATGTCCAATAATTTTACGGAAACTGGTATAGGCCGTACTGGCTATGGCAAACGCGCTAACTGGGTCAATCATTGTTCATGCCCCCTAAAAGTTTATTACGGCCACCATAGCGCGTCTGAGGGGCTGTGAACAGCTATCCTATTGTGCGGCCTGCTGGACTTTACTAGAGACAACCTTCTGTTCTTGGATGGCCCTTATGAGAGCCGCTGTGGCCCCCTCTGGGTCAATCTGCACTGTTGGCACACTGACACTGTCAAACGCCGCCTGTGCCTCTGGTGTGGCCGCTTCTGCTGGCCCCACACTGCTTTCATTTGTTGAAGACGCCAACAGTGCAGCCTCCAAGAACCCACGGCCATCACTAATATTGAGAGCATTCGCAAGCCGCTTAAACGCAGGCGTTTTAATTGCAGCAACAATTTCTGGTTCAGACGCTGAGACGGCAAGTTTTTTGAACGTAGAGCTATTAAAGAAATCACCCGCCGCAGCAATTTTAACTTTGTCTTTTTTTGACAACAAAATCTCACCCAGAGTGTCCATAGCCATAGCCCCAGCTTGGCCCCCACCCACATAACCAACGCCAGCACGAACAATTCTATTCCCCATAATTCTTTGGAAAACAGTTTTTACGGCTCCTTCGGCAGTAATCGCCTGCACCAGAGCTTGATTGGCTTTACCTGTCGGAATAACCGCCGCACGGCCCTGCGTGATGAGCTTGGAGATGTCATTAAGATCATTGAAGACCTTTTCAGTTTCGGGGCCAAGAATTTTAATCACCCGTTTATAAACATCATTGTTTATTTTAAGCGCATTAAAAGTTGACGAAAATTTGGCAAAATCAAACGGCCCATCAAATGCCTGATTATCAGACCTAGATATTGCGCCAAGTGCAGTTGCCAATGCCTCTCTTTGCATTTCTTGGGGAACTAATTTTAAAATCCTGTTTAGATTTGTAATATCTCCCTTTTTTGATCCCTGTGACATTGCTGCTGTTAAAACGCTGGCTATACTTTTTTCGCCATCTTTAGCAAAGAAATTAACCATACGTTTTTCAAGAGCTTTTTGCTTCACCGTTGTTTGATTTGCCAAACGCAGTGTGGCTTTTACTTCGGCTCCTGTGCCGGGGTTTAATTTTTCGGCCACTCTTTGCGCCGTTGAAAGATAATCTTCGGTTAATGCTCTATATATACGTTTCGCAGTGCCAGTATCCATATCGGCAAATTCGCCTTCGCCCTTGTTTATGGCTTTACCAATGCTGGTTCTGAATTTTTTTAGTGCGGCATAAGTTAATGGTGTGTTTGGGTCTGTTAATTTATCGAAAAGCATTTTTTCTTTGCCTGCCAAACCACCTACGCCGCCAAGTTCTTCAAGCATTTTATTCAACAGCATAACACTATTTTGTGGTTCAACCCGTGAGCTTGCGGGAACTGCTGCGTCAACCTCTTTGTACAATCCACCTGCGGCTCTTTCTAACTCTGCTCTCGTTTGCAAGACAGTTGTTTTAATTCTTGCAGCGACTGTAGAAATGTCAGGTGTGGCATCCATTTCTGCCATTACTTCATTGGCGCGTCTAGATGCAGCCACAACAACATTTCTGAAATCTGCTTCGGCTTCAGACCCTGCAAGTGATCGGCTTAGACCAGCCGCACTTTTTAGCTGCGTGTCATTGCTTAAAATATCTGCTGGCACGTCAATGCCAAGGCGCTCTGCCGCTGCCGCTGCGTCTGGGTTTACTTTAGCTGCCGCAGCTAGGGCTTCCGCTGCCTTCTGGGAACCTCTGCCGCCAGTGGATGCCACACGAATTAATTTGCCCAACGCATCTGGAGTTAGGGTGGGAGCCGCCTGTGCTGCGGTCTGTGCCGTGGGGGCCGCTGCAACGGGGGCAGGGGCTTGAACAGTACGCATTGCGGCAAGCTCGTCAGGGGTAAACTGTCTAGCCACCTTAGCCTCTGTTATGCCGCCCACACTTGGATTTAGCATTTGACGGCCACGCATCAGAGAGCTTGGAGAACCCATAAATGCGTCTGGCATTGACATCATGTCATTTGCAAATCTTGTTGCGTTTCCTTCGCTCATGCCTGCCTTCATAAACAGGTCTGCAATGCCACCAATAACGTATCCAGCGCCCTCTGAGGCAGTTCCTGCCACGGTTAATCCTGCGTCACCAATAAGCTCTAGTGCAGATTGCACGGCTTGAGGTATGGTGATTGTGGGTCCATCTTTTAATGATGGGTCAGCAGCTTTCTGGGCATCGCTGTATCCGTACAGTAGAACCTCGTCAGGTACGTCAACAATGCCGCCCTCACCAGATAGGTTTACACCTGTTGCTGCTTTTTCAGCCAGATCGCGGCCCTCTTTGGACATCTGCTGACGCAGTGGTACGGGGGTTCTTTTAGGTTGCACCTTGGCCGTGCCATCCTCAGCAACAGGAACTGGCATTGTGGATGTGGTTTCGGCTGCGGTGGTTTCGGCCTGATCTTTCTCTACTATCTTCAATGCCTCTAAAAGCAATATCTGCCTGTGCAATTCTTCTTTGCTCATGCTTTTTATGTTTTTTCCAGCCATTTTATTACCCTCCTATTCTTGCTAAATATGCTTGCAATTCAGCCACTGTCATTGCCATTTTATCTTGAGGAGTAATTGCGCGAAAATCTGAATCTGTCATGTTTGTTATAACATCAGCCGCTCTTTGTGCCTCTTCACCCTGCTCAACTTCAAATCTATTTCTTTGGATTTCCACCCATTTAGAAATCCC